AATGTAACTTACGACTTGGGTACAAGCGCGCTTAGCTGGCGTGACTTGTATCTGAGTGGTAACACCATTGTTCTAGGCAACACAACCATAACATCTGCAAACGGTGTTTTGAAAATTAACAACGAGCAAATTGTTGTTATAGCCAATTCAGCAGCTCAACCTCCTTCACCGGCCTTTCAAGGTACTACTTCTGGATACACCGCAGGAGGAAATATTAATCCTTTTGCAACCTGTAACGTAATTGACAAATTTCCATTTAGTGCTGACGGTAATGCAACAGATGTAGGTGATTTAACTGTTGCAAGAGGAGGCGGTGCTGGAATCGCTAGTTGAACTGACGGTTATGCAGCTGGAGGAAATTCGTATACTCCCGCAAATCCTTATTGGGGCCAAAAAAATATAGTCGACAAAACTCCATTTAGTTCTGATGCCAATTCAACCGATGTAGGTGATTTGCAAGGAACTAAATTTGGTGGTGTAGGTGGTGCAAGCTCATCGACCGATGGTTATGCATTTGGAGGGTGTGGTTATCCTACTCCTTCGCCTCCAGGAGGTGGCAACTTACTACAGATAGATAAATTTCCGTTTTCAGGAGCTTTTGCAATTACTGACGTTGGTGATCTTAATGCTAATCCTAACAACTATACTGGACAAGTTGCTGGATTATCATCTACTACACACGGTTACAGAGCTGGCGGATGTTATTCGGGCATTGGAACATCACAACTTGAAAAATTTTCTTTTAGTGTAGATGGAAATGCAACAGATGTCGGGGATTTGACTGACGCTATTTTTGGCGCTGGTGGAACAAGTGCATCTAACGCTGGATTTGTTAGTGGTGGTAGGCAGTTCAATTCTCCTGTATGTCAGAATAAAATACAGTGCACACCGTTTGCTTCTGATACTGGTACTACGTGTGTGGGTGCATTAATTCAAGGTCAACATTATAACACTGCTACGCAATCAGGTGAAACAAGTGGTTATCATTCTGCTGGTATGTGGCCTGCCGGGCAGCCGGCTGCAGGAAACATTATTCAAAAATTTTCTTATGCCTCTGGAGGTGACTCAACTGACGTTGGAGATCTATCAGTAGCCAGAGGAAACCGAGTAGGTGAAGGGGCCGCTGGATTTCAAAGCTAAAAATTTTTATTATGAGCATAAAACAATTTTTTCAAGAAAATAAGTACGCTTATTTTTCTAACGTCATTACAAAAGAAGAAGCAAAAAGTTTATCAGATAATCTTTTCAAAAGAAAAAAAGAAGGTATTCTGATATCAGATGATCAGTGCCCTAAATCCCACGCTGTGTATGGCGATCCATTTTTTGACCAACTGTTAGAGAGATTGACTGTACCTCTTTCCCATCAAATTGGAATAGAACTTCTCCCCGCATACACATATGCTAGATTGTACGAGCCTGGCGAAATATTATTAAGACATCGTGATCGACCTTCCTGTCAGATATCAACTACTATGACCCTTGGCTACAGCAAAAAATCTGATATCTGGCCAATATATCTTCAAGAAGACGAAAACAAAGAGGAAGGCATAGAAGCAATTATAAAGCCCGGAGATATGGTTCTATACAGAGGAGATCAACTTTGCCACTGGCGGAAGGAATATACCGGTGTGTGGCAAACCCAAGTTTTTATGCACTATGTAGATGCTAATGGTCCTTATAGAGATTTAAAATATGATCGTAGAAAAAATCTGTCCCACAAAAGCGAAGCTGTTTGGAATAAAATAAAAGAAAATCAAATCAAAGAAGTTAAAAAAAATAAAGATAGAAACAGGGAAAGGCTTGGAACCACTACGGGCCCGAAGAAAAATATCTCGTGAAAAAGTTTGTTTCTTATAAATAATATGAAAAAGGAGTACAACTATGGCTTATACAACAAGCGATGCCGTCGACGCAGTATTTAACAAAAATGCGTCTAACTTTCAAGATGCAGTAAGCGATTTGTTGAGCAACAAATTGGGAGAACGTATTGGTGTTGAGAAAGTTGCTGTAGCCCAGTCATTTCTTAATGAACCTGAAATAGCAGACGACGATGAAGAACAAGAGGTTTCCGATGAAGACGTTTAAACAACTTTTCGAAGCACCCGGAGCTCCGGCTCAAGACAACAAACCTGAAAAAGATACTGACGATGAAGTTAAGGGTTACAAGCCCCGTTCAAAAGGCGAAGAAGATTTTGCTAACATGCATATGGTATCTAAAGTAGACCACCCTGTAGCTACTGATGCTCAATTCACTGGAAATGTGGAAAAGGGTAACCCTGAACATCATCAGGGTGGTAAGAAACAAGCTGAAGGAGAAACAGCGCCTGTCAAGCAGGGTACAACAGATGTTAATGCTGGTGGTTCAGAATACAAAGAACCTAAACAGTACTCACGCGGTGGCGAGAAGGCTGCTGTGATGCAAGGTTCTTCAAAGATTAAGGAGAGTTTCTCTTCTTTCATTGAGGAGAAGACTGATGGCGACGATTAAACTTTTAGGTGATTCAGCTGATTTGTCCACAGCCAACAACTGTGGTAGTGCCACAATGGTCAGAGTAGTGAACACAGCAGCAGCTGAAGCTACTGTTACTGTTGCCAATACGATAGCACCAGTTAATGGCGGTGGTACTTCGGGATCAGTTGTCATCGAAGCTGGTGCAACAGAAATTATTGTTAAAGAACCAACAGACACATTAATAGCAACAGCGTCAGTAAAAGCAACACCAGTAGCGAGATACTAAAATGAAACTCATATGCGAAATAAACGAAGAGTTAGAATACCTTTCTGAAGATAATGGTGGTACAAAAAACCATTATATCAAAGGTGTGTTCATGCAGGGCAACCTAAAGAATAGGAATGGCCGTGTGTATCCCATGGAAGTGCTTCAGAAAGAGGTATCTAGGTATAATAAAGAATACATTGATCGCAAGCGAGCTTTTGGTGAACTTGGCCATCCAGCGGGTCCTACAATTAATCTCGATCGTGTCTCGCATATGATTCAAGAACTCAAGCAAGACGGTAACAACTTTGTTGGCAAGGCAAAGATAATGGATACCCCAATGGGTAACATTGTAAAGAATTTGATGAACGAGGGAGCCACCATTGGTGTTTCGTCACGAGGCATGGGTTCACTCAAAGAAAGAAATGGAACTGCAGAAGTACAAAATGATTTCTTCTTAGCTACTGCAGCTGACATTGTTGCAGATCCTTCGGCACCTGATGCTTTCGTTGAAGGTATCATGGAAGGTAAAGAGTGGGTATGGGACAATGGAATTATTCGTGAAGCTACAATTGATGATTATAAAGAAGAAATAGAAAAGACCTCATCTAAAGATTTAACGGCCTCGAAGCTGAAGATTTTTGAGGACTTCATCTCAAAACTTTAAATTTATAAATATTAAAGATAAAAAAAATCCATAAAGGAGAAATGCAATGTCTGACAAAGAACTAGAGATGAAAGAAGATCTCACTGACGAGCAGTTGGATGAGTTCAAAGCATCTTATGGTGACCCATCGTCTGTGCCAGAGCCTGTTGCTAAAACGGCAAAAGCTCCTGGCAAGTCTAAGAAAGCTGAAGATGATCCTGAGGATGCTCCTACTGCTGTTAAGCCTGAAGGTAAGGCTAAACCAGTTAAATAAGCAACCAAAATGAGCATGATCCAAGCTATGGTTGAACGAATGAATGGTATGAGGAAAGAAGATCTCATGAATTCATTTGACCGTGCCATTGACGCCTTGGATACTCAGGAAGAAATTAGCGAATCTGAAGAAGAAACTGTTGAAGTTGTTCGCGCTGGTCATAAAGTATCAGCTGAAGAAATCAACGTTGAAGAAGATGTCGCAGCATTGTTTGCTGGTGACGATAACCTTACTGAAGAATTTAAAGAAAAAGCAACAACTGTATTTGAAGCTGCTGTGGTAGCTAAAGTCAATGAACAACTTGAAAAATACGTTGTTGAGATCGATTCAGAGATCGAAGCTGAAAAAGCTAAATTGAAAGAAGCAACTGTAACACAGCTTGACCAGTATCTCGACTATGTCGTGGAAAACTGGATGGAAGAGAACAAGCTAGCTGTTGAAGCTGGTATCAAGTCTGATATTACAGAAAATTTTATTAATGGCCTTAAAGATCTGTTCACCGAACACTACATTGAAATCCCCGATGACAAGGTAGATGTTGTAGAAGAACTAGCTCTACGTGCCGACGAACTAGAAACCAAACTCAATGAAGAGATGGAAAAGAACGTCGCCATGAAGGCTGATATTGTAGAATTCGTGAAGGCTGAGCTCGTTGCTGAGGCTTCTGAATCTCTCACCGAAACTCAAAAAGAGAAGTTCAAAGAGTTAGCTGAGGGTGTTGATTTTATTGATGAGGACAATTATGTCCGCAAGCTCGATACTCTGAAGGAATGTTATTTCAGCACTACTGATGAGTCAAAGACGGCTGTTAGTGATTTTGATGACTCGGAGCCATTAGAAGAAGAAGCTAAACCTTCCTTTTCAGGCAATCCGGAAATGTCGGCTTATGTCAGTACTATTTCAAGAACACTGAAAAAGTAATTAATTATAAATAATACAGATCGAAACCGTAAAGGAGAGATAAAATGCAATACGTATCTGAAGAACTAGTCGAGAAGTGGACACCAGTTCTTGAGCATGCCGATCTTCCCGAGATTAAAGATGCTCATCGCAAGTCTGTTACCGCTACTTTGCTAGAAAACCAGCAGCGTGCCTCACGTGAGGATGCTCAGGGTTCTGGTGGCTATCAAATGCCTAGCCTTTTGGGTGAAGCAAGCCCCACCAACGCCATGGGTACTTCCGCTGCACCTTCTACATCACCTGCTGGTAATGTAGATATCTTTTACCCAGTTCTTATTTCACTGGTTCGTCGTTCCATGCCTAACCTGATTGCTTATGACATCGCAGGTGTACAGCCAATGACTGGTCCCACTGGACTGATCTTTGCAATGCGTGCACGTTTCAACAATCAGTCAGACACAGAAGCTCTTTACAACGAAGCTGATACTGACTTCTCGAAGTCAGCTGCTGGTAACACTCTTTCAGGCTTTGCCCGAGACGAGTCTACCGGTGATGGTGTAACTACTGGTCAGACTGGTACTGATCCCACAGCTCGTGTATCTGCTAACGGTTATACCGTTGCTACTGGTATGTCTACAGCTCAGGCTGAAGCCTTGGGTGATGCAGACAACAATGCATTCCAGCAGATGGCATTCTCAATTGAGAAAGTTTCTGTAACAGCTGTTTCACGTGCTCTGAAAGCTGAGTACACCATGGAACTTGCTCAAGACCTTAAAGCAGTACACGGCCTTGACGCTGAAACAGAATTGTCCAACATCCTTTCTGCTGAGATCCTTGCTTAGATCAACAGAGAAGTTGTTCGTACAATCAACTACACCGCTACTGGTGGTGCTACTGAAAACACTGCCTCATCTGGTACATTCAACCTTGACGTTGACTCTAACGGCCGTTGGTCAGTTGAGCGCTTCAAAGGTATGATCTTCCAGATTGAGCGTGAAGCGAATCAAATCGCGAAAGACACAAGACGTGGTAAGGGTAACATCCTGATCTGTTCTTCTGACGTAGCTTCTGCTCTTCAGATGGCAGGTGTTCTGGATTATACTCCTGCACTGTCTGCTAACCTGAACGTAGATGATACTGGTAATACTTTTGCTGGTGTACTTAACGGACGTATTCGAGTTTA